CTGTCTGCGGACTCAAAAGCGGCGGGGCGGTGGAACACCAGCAAGGGCGGCGACTACTTTGCTATCGGTGTGGGCGGTGCGGTGACAGGTAAAGGCGCTGATGTACTGATAATTGACGACCCGCACTCAGAACAAGAGGCCGCACTGGCTCAGGTGAACCCTGACATCTACGACAAGGTGTACGAGTGGTATACATCGGGGCCTCGTCAGCGACTCCAGCCGGGGGGCTCTATTGTTATAGTGATGACTCGCTGGTCACTCCGCGATCTTACTGGGCAGGTGATTAAATCTAGTGCTGCACGGGGTGGGGATGACTGGGAAGTGATTGAGTTCCCGGCTATTTTGCCCAGTGGCAACCCGTTGTGGCCTGAGTTTTGGAGTAAGGATGAGCTTGAAGCCCTGCGTACTGAATTGCCAAATAGTAAGTGGATGGCACAGTATCAGCAGGAGCCAACAAGCGATTCAAGTGCAATTATTAAGCGGGAATGGTGGAAGATATGGGAGAACGAGCGTCCGCCGCAGTGTGAGTACATCTTGCAGACATGGGATACGGCATTTGAGAAAAACACGCGGGCTGACTATAGCGCTTGCACCACGTGGGGTATTTGGCACAACGACGAGGATCATGGGCAGGCCAATATTATTCTATTAGATAGCTTTAAAGCGCGTATGGAGTGGATCGAGCTTAAGGAAAAGGCGTTCGAGCACTACCGCGAGTGGGAGCCTGACGGGGTATTAATAGAGAAGAAGGCCACAGGTGCGCCTCTTATATATGAGTTCAGGGCGATGGGGATACCCGCGCAGGAATTCACGCCGGGCAAAGGCAGTGACAAGATAAGTAGGTTGAATGCGGTGTCGGACTTAATAGCGTCAGGCAAGGTATGGGTGCCAGAGACTCGCTGGGCTGAGGAGTTGGTCGATGAGATAGCAAGCTTCCCCTCCGGCGAGCATGATGACTTGGTCGATGCAACGACACTTGCGTTAGCAAGATTCCGTCAAGGTGGGTTCATACGCCTGCCCAGTGACGAGCCAGAAGAAATTAAGTGGTTCAAAGGACGCAGGGATCAAGAACGCTTCTATAACGTATAGGAAAAATCATGGCAATTGATAAAGGACTGTATGCAGCGCCTCTCGGCATAGCCGACGCGGCTGCGGCGGAACCCGACTTGGAAATTGAGATCGAAGACCCAGAGTCGGTCAGTATTCGTGCTGGTGGCATGGAGATAGACATTGAAAAAGAAGAGGAAGGCGCAGACGCATTCGACGCCAACCTTGCTGAATTTATGGACGACGGTGAGTTAGAAAGTTTAAGTAGCGAGCTACTGAGTGACTTTACTGGGGACGTGGACTCTCGCAAAGATTGGATGGATGCTTACACCAAGGGTTTAAAACTGTTGGGGTTAAAGAACGAAGAGCGTACAGAACCTTGGGCTGGAGCGTGCGGCGTGTTCCATCCAATGCTTACCGAAGCAGTAGTGCGGTTTCAATCAGAATCTATTGTTGAAACGTTCCCAGCCATGGGCCCTGTTAAGACACAAATTGTTGGCGCAATAAACAAGCTAAAAGAAGAAGCAGCAGCGCGGGTTCGTGAAGATATGAACTACAAACTGACTGAAGAGATGGTGGAGTACCGGCCTGAACACGAGAAAATGTTGTTTGCTTTGCCGCTGGCGGGCTCTGCGTTTAAGAAGGTGTACTACGATCCAGCGTTGGGGCGTCAGGTAGCGATGTTTATTCCTGCTGAAGACATGATTGTGCCTTATGGCGCAGCAAGTCTGGAGACATCAGAGCGTGTGACACACATCATGCGCAAAACTAAGAACGACTTGCGCAAACTTCAGGTAGCAGCCTTTTATCGTGACGTGGAGTTAGGTGAACCACAGAATGTTTTAGACGACGTTGAAAAAGAAAAAGAGCGCGAGCAAGGTTACGTTGGTAACGTTGATAACCGCTATAAAGTTCTTGAGATGCACGTAGAACTTGACTTGCCCGGTTTTGAAGACACAGATAAAGACGGCGAGCCAACCGGTATAGCATTGCCTTACGTTGTTACTATTGAAAAGGGCACCGGTACTATTCTGTCTATTCGCAGAAATTGGTACGAGGACGACAAACTAAAACTTAAACGCAACCACTTCGTACACTACGTTTATGTTCCCGGCTTTGGCTTCTACGGCTTTGGGTTTATACACTTGATCGGTGGCTACGCTAAGGCAGCAACAGCCATCATGCGTCAGTTGGTTGATGCAGGTACGCTGGTTAACTTGCCCGGTGGTCTGAAAGCAAAAGGACTGCGCATCAAGGGTGATGACACGCCAATCAGTCCGGGTGAATTCCGTGACGTGGATGTGGCGTCAGGCTCCATACGCGACAACATCTTGCCTCTGCCATATAAAGAGCCAAGTCAGACTCTGTATCAGTTATTGCAGATGATTATTCAGGAAGGTCGTAGCTTTGCGTCTGCTGGTGATATTAATGTCAGCGACATGTCGGCTAATGCACCGGTGGGTACTACGCTTGCTATTCTTGAGCGCACGTTGAAGATCAGCACGGCAGTTCAAGGTCGCCTGCATTACGCGATGAAGAACGAGTTCCGCCTGTTGAAGACCATCATTGCGGACTACACCTCGCCTGACTACGCCTACGAGCCGGAAGATGGTACTCGCTCAGTCAAGCGTAGCGACTACGACCACGTGGACATCATTCCTGTCAGTGATCCTAACGCGGCCACCATGGCGCAGAAGATTACGCAGTATCAGGCAGTTATTCAGTTGGCTCAAGGCGCACCACACTTGTATGACCTGCCTTTACTACACCGCCAAATGATTGAGATATTGGGGATCAAGAACGCTAATAAGCTAGTACCGACAGAAGATGATGCTACGCCTGTAGACCCGGTTCAAGAGAACCAGAATGTGTTGATGGGCAAACCTGTCAAAGCATTTATCGAGCAAGACCACGAGGCTCACATCGCTGTACACATGGCAGCAGCTCAGGACCCGATGCTTCAACAGTTGATGCAGAACAACCCTATGGCTACGCAGATTCAAGCGGCGGGTATGGCTCACATTAACGAGCATCTTGGTTTTCAGTATCGCAAAGAAATTGAAAAACAGCTTGGCGTTATATTGCCGACCGAGCAGCAGAACAAACAGATGTCACCGGAAGTTGCAGCACAAGTTGCACAGATGTCAGCGCAAGCAGCACAACGCCTCTTGATGAAGAACCAGCAGCAGGCAGCACAGCAGCAAGCACAACAACAGGCACAAGACCCTGTCATCCAGATGCAGCAGCAAGAGCTTCAGCTTAAACAGCAGGAGATTCAGCGCAAGATGCAGAAAGACATGGTCGATGCACAACTCAAACAGCAGCAGTTGCAAGTGGAGCAGGCTCGCATCGCAGCACAAGAGAAGATCGCTGGTATGCAAGTCGGTGCAAAAACCACACATGCTCGCAACGAGTTGGATGCACGGATGCAAGCAGAAGGTGTGAAGCTGGGTATGCAAGCCTCTAAAGAACGACGTGAAGAGCGCCGTGCACAACAACCGCCAATTCAAAGGCCAAAGGAGACTAAATGAACGACCAAACCGTCCTGAGCCATTTGAAAGATAAGTTTAAGGACGAGCAAAAACTTCGAGTTGAGTTCTTAGCAACTGGCTCTGCAAACACTTTAGAAGAATACAAACACGTAGCCGGAATTATCCGAGGTCTGGCTCTGGCTACGGACATCCTTGACGACCTTGTGCAACGATTGGAGAAATCTAATGACTAGTAATGTTGATCTAGCCCAAGCTGTAGATTTAACTGCGATTTTGGATAAATCTGCGGAAGAGAAGGCAACACAATTGCCTATCCCATCTGGGTGGCACATTCTTATAACTTTACCTGAAGCTGAAGAAAAGTATGAAAGCGGTCTTATTAAAGCTGATGAGACTCGTCGTTTTGAGGAAGTGTTAGCGACTGTGTTTTTTGTAGTTAGGCTAGGCCCAGATGCTTACACTGATAAAACAAAGTTTCCTACTGGCCCGTGGTGTAAAGAGGGCGACTTTATTTTAGCTCGCCCTAATTCAGGCACTCGCTTAAAAATTCACGGTCGAGAGTTTCGGCTAATTAACGACGACACGGTTGAGGCAGTTGTCCAAGACCCCCGTGGTATTTCACGTGCATAAGGAGAAATAAATGAACCAAGTTGAGTTTGAATTCCCCGACGAAAAAGAAGAACGGTTAAAAGTCCAAGCCGCTGAGGATAAAGGCGAGCCTGAGATTGAACTTGAAATCGTTGATGACACCCCACCGCAGGATCGGGGCCGCAGGCCCATGGCCGAGCCACCAGAGGACGTGCCCGAGGACGAATTAGCTTCGTATGACGAAAAAGTCCAGAAACGGATTAAAAAGTTTACAAAAGGTTATCATGACGAGCGTCGTGCTAAAGAAGAGGCATTGCGGGAGCGTCAGGCGGCGGAAGACTTTGCCCGTCAAGTGTATGAAGAAAATCAACGACTGCAATATCAGTTGTCTGAAGGGTCTAAACTGTTTATTGAGCAGGGTAAATCCTCTGCCCAGTTAGAGTTAGAAGCCGCTGAACGTAAGTACAAAGAAGCTTATGAATCTGGCAACTCTGATGCACTGGTGGAGGCCCAACGATACATTTCCAATGCGACATTAAAACTTGACAAGGCTGAAAACCTTAGACCTATTGAAATACAGGAAAAACCCGAGTATAGTCCGCCTAAACAGGTTTCCGCACTTAAGGATGACAAACTACAAGATTGGTTGTCAGATAATCCGTGGTACGGTAACCAAAACAATTTTGACCATAAAATTATGAGCGCTACCGCTTTGGGCGTGCATTCAGTGCTAGTTGAACAATATGGTCAGGGTTATGTTGGATCAGATGAATACTACGAGAAGATCAACTCTCGTATGCAAAAAAGTTTTCCCGATTATTTTCGGAGCCAGCAAAACACTCAGGAAACCGAGGAAGAGCCCGCTCAGCAGGCTGCACCCCGTGCCAAACCAGCTACTGTTGTAGCACCAGCTACACGTAGCACGTCACCCAAGAAGGTAAAATTAAACGCTTCACAAGTAGCATTAGCAAAGCGTTTAAATGTACCACTTGAACTTTACGCCAAGAAGGTTGCAGAACAGGAGAATCAATAATGGCAAACGAACCGCGTCTCACCCGAGAGCTTGACTCTCGCTCAAAAAATATGCGTACGGCAACATGGGCACCGCCAGAGTTGTTACCGACGCCGAATCCTGAGCCGGGCTATGCGTTTCGCTGGGTACGAGTGTCCACTTTGAACACTGCAGACCCGTTGAATATCTCCGCAAAGCGACGTGAAGGCTGGGAACCCGTAAAGGCTTCTGAGCATCCTGAGCTGCAATACCACATCCCTGAAGATACAATTTCGAAAGATGTGGTTGTAATTGGTGGGTTGATGTTGTGCAAGACTCCGGAAGAGTTTGTTGAACAGCGTAACAATTATTACGCAAAACAAGCTAACGACCAGATGAACGCTGTAGACAACAACCTGATGCGCCAGAGTGATCCGCGTATGCCTCTCTTCAACGAGAAGAAGTCATCGACAACCTTTGGCTCTGGTAAATAATTTATGGAGTTTAACTATGGCTTACCCTACTGTATCAGCCCCCTACGGGCTAAAACCGGTCAATTTGATCGGCGGTCAGGTATTCGCAGGAGCGACTCGTCTAATGGAAATTGCAAGTGGTTACGCCACTAATATTTTCTACGGCGATTTGGTAAAGCGTGTATCTGACGGAACTATTGAAAAAGACACAGGCACCACTACTGCCACACCGTGCGGCGTGTTTTTGGGTGTTCAGTTTACCAATGGTTCTACAGGTCAAGTTCAGCAACAACAGTTTTATCCAGCAAGTCAGGCTATTAAGTCTGGTACGCAGATTTTTGCTGTGGTTGCAGATGACCCTGACACACTGTTTCAAGTAGCTTCCTGTTCTGGCACTACTGTTATTGCCGCAATGGGCAAATCCGCCATTGGTAACAATATTGCACTAATCCAAAACGCTGGTTCTACCACTACTGGTAACTCCGCCGTGGCGATTGACGAAGGAACACAGGCAACTACGAACACTCTCCCCATCCGTATTATTGATGTGGTTAGAGATACGGCAACAGGCGCTGACGCTTTTGTTGAGTTTATCGTTAAGATAAATGCAACTATGCACCAGTACAACAATTCAACTGGCGTATAAGGGAGCTAAATCATGGCTATTTCACGCGCACAACTACTGAAAGAGCTGCTCCCCGGCCTGAACGCCTTGTTCGGTCTGGAGTACGCTAAATATGGCGAAGAGCACAAGGAAATCTACGAAACTGAGACTTCCGAGCGTTCTTTTGAAGAGGAAACCAAGCTGTCTGGCTTTAGTGCCGCCCCCGTTAAAAACGAGGGTAGCGCAATTGCTTATGACAACGCGCAGGAAGCTTGGACTGCAAGGTACAACCACGAAACCATTGCTCTGGGTTTCTCGCTGACCGAAGAGGCCATCGAAGATAACCTGTATGACAGCCTGTCGGCTCGTTATACAAAAGGTTTGGCTCGTGCTATGGCGTATACCAAGCAGGTTAAAGCGGCTTCTGTTTTAAACAACGGCTTCTCGGCTTCATATCCGGGCGGTGATGGCGTAGCGTTGTTTTCAACTGCACACCCGCTAGTTGATGGAGGAACTAACTCTAATCGACCTTCTGTTGCTTCTGATTTAAATGAAACTTCGCTGGAAAACGCTGTGATTCAAATCGCTGCGTGGACTGACGAACGTGGACTTTTGATTGCGGCTAAACCCCGGAAATTAATTGTTCCTTCTGCTCTTCAGTTTGTTGCTACTCGTTTGCTTGAAACCAGCCTTCGTGTTGGTACTAATGACAACGATATTAACGCACTGAAGAACAATGGTTCAATTCCAGAAGGCTATACGATCAACCACTTCCTGACCGATACAAACGCATGGTTCCTGTGTACCGACGTTCCAAACGGCATGAAGCACTTTGTTCGTAGCCCACTGGCTAACTCAATGGACGGCGATTTTGATACTGGCAACGTCCGTTACAAGGCTCGTGAGCGTTATTCCTTCGGCTTTTCAGACCCTCTGGGTATGTTTGGTTCGCCGGGAGCATAAAGATTGGGGGGCTTTACGGCCCCCCTTTTTCGGTATATAAAGTAACAAATCCGGGGGATTTCCCGGCGCTTACGAATAGGCCCCCCGCCTAACGACATGCAGATCGTTCGCGCTTAACTCGCATGTGAGGACAACTCAAATGGCACTTTCTACCACCCAAAGTATTTGGCGTTCGGGCGGCGGCGATCAGACTCGTACCGCGTATTGTGGCTCCGGCCTGATGGCTGCGCAGTTCTACATCGCTGATGCTTCTCCAGCTACTGCTGGCACTAACGTAGCCGTTTCTTCGGTTGCTGGCGCTCCTGCTCTTATTCTCCCATCTGGTGCTGTTATTGTTTCTATTTCGGTAACTGATGCTGGCGCTGGTACCTGCGACATTGGCGCAACCGGCTACACCTCTGGCACTGCTGACAACGACTTTTTCGCTTCGGCTCTGTCTGTATCGGCTGTTGGCACTACGTCGATTGGTTCGGTTGTGACTGGCGCACCGTTGACTGAAATGTCGTACGTGACTGTAACTGACAACACTTCGGCTTCGGGTACTGTAGCTGGTGTTATCACTTACTTCGTTACCGATCCTCTGGTTGGTCAGCAGAACGTCTAATAAGGAGGCATCACCATGATGCAAACAGACGTTAAATCGGCAGAATGTGCTGCGGCTGCTAGTACTACGGCGTTCAACGGCCCTGCACGGGCCAAAGCAATTGCTATTAGTCACGGCGCTACCCCCGGCACAGTCACGATCAAGGACGGTACAGGCGGCACTACGGTGTTCTCGTACACAACTCCGGCAGTAGCAGAGGGCGTATACATGCTGTTCCCCGGCGAGGGGATTAAGTGCAGCACGACTGTCTACGTAACTTGCCCTGCGGGCGCAACCGCGACGGTGTTCTATGGCTAAGTCTCCAGCATGGACGAGGAAAGAGGGCAAAAATCCCAAGGGTGGTCTAAACGCCAAAGGGAGAGCTTCTTACAACGCAGCGAATCCGGGGAAGCCGGGGTTGAAAGCCCCCCAACCGGAAGGCGGCGCAAGGAAAAAATCATTTTGTTCCAGAATGGAAGGGATGAAAAAGAAGCTCACCTCGTCGAAAACCGCAAACGATCCGAACAGTCGGATCAATAAAAGTTTAAGGGCTTGGAAATGCTAAAAGATAACATTGAACCAGACTTGATGGACAACATCTCCATCCTTGCGGGGCTGGGCGTCCTACTTTCGTGGTTACCTACTGTGTTTTCACTTGTGTCTATTGTCTGGTTCAGCATTCGTATCTGGGAATCCGATACGGTTCGTGGCCTGACCAACCGTATTAAGGGGAAAAAAGATGAAGAGCAAAGCTAAACCTGCAAAGGGTTCTGCACGCACTAAGCGTTTTGATGTCGGCGGCACTGTCGGTGCTTTGGCCGGTCTGGGTACTTTGGCTTACCTGTTGTCGCGTAAGAAGAAAGGCGACGCTCAAGGCACTATCACGTCTACTGGCGTGGATGCGGGCATAAAAGCTGGTGAAGAAAGCAACGCTAAAGTTAATAATGGCTTTAAGCCGCCACCCGGTGTAATTTTTGAGAAAGACCGTGCTAGAGACCGTGCGCTGCAACAATCAAAAGACCCTAAGTCAAATTTAGTGCCTGAAGGTTTATCCGAACAGGATAGGAATACGCTGTACGAATCCGACAAAGCGCTTGTAAGAACTGATAACAGTAAGGCCGCAAAAAATGCAGCTAAGGCAGCTAAAGATGCTAAGGCAGCTAAGGCAGCTAAAGATGCTAAGTCACAAACAAACGACGATAAAAAAGTTAGCACAGATAACGCCCCTGCGCCCACAGGCTCAGATTCGACCCGCTCTTCTGCGGATGATGTAATCGGTGCGGGTATTAGGAACGCTCGGATCGGCGAAAAAAATAAGCCTTATCCAGTTAATCTCCCTGCCGTTAAAGAAGCAGAGCGGAGAAAGTTTTTGCAAAACAAAGCTGGTCTTAGCGGTAAAGGCATTCCTACGCCCGGCGATAAAAACAAAACAGAAGCAACATCTAAAGTTGCTAAAGCCGTCCAAGGCACAATTGACAATCGCAGTAAAAGTATGGCGCGCACGCCAGAACAAAAAATGTCAGAAGGTGCACGAGAAGTACAAAGAAGACGCGATAAAGAAAAAGCTGAAAAACTTGGCTATGGCATCAAAAAGGGTGGCATGGTCAAGAAGTACGCTTCTGGCGGCTCAGTTTCGTCGGCATCAAAACGTGCCGATGGATGCGCAATTCGTGGAAAGACGAGGGCTTAATCATGGCTGAGAAATCTGTACCCCGTAAGATGTACGAGAACGTCATGGGTACACCTGAGCAGAACGCTGAGGCTGAAAAACGTATGGAAGAGCGGGATAAAAAGAATCCTGAGTCCATGCCAGCCAAGATAAATAAAGCTGTAAAGACCGTGACCGGCAAGAAAAAGGGCGGCTACGTTAAAGCGGCGGACGGCTGCTGCACCAAGGGCAAGACGAAAGGCAGGATGGTCTGATGCCAGCCAAGTCCGCCAAGCAAGAAAAGTTCATGCAAGCGGTTGCGAACAACCCCAAGTTCGCTAAAAAAGTCGGTGTACCCGTAACTGTGGGCAAAGAGTTCACTAAATCTGGAGGCGGTGAGATGAAAGAGTCAAAGAAGATGGTTGGCAAAGAGATTGCGTTCATGAAGAAAAAGGGCGCACCCAAGTCGATGGTCAAGCACGAGATGGCTGAAGCTGGCATGAAAAAAGGCGGTATGCCTATGGTCATGAAAGACGGCAAGAAGGTTCCGGCTTTTGCGGTTAAGAAGATGGCTTCTGGCGGTCTGGCTGGTGGTCACAAGGCTGCTGATGGCGTTGCCATGAAAGGCAAAACCAAGGCCATGCAGGTAAAAATGAAGCACGGTGGGCGTACCTGCTAATGAGAGCCTCGCGTGGTATGGGTGCCATAAACCCTTCCAAGATGCCCGGTGGGAAGAAGAAAGCCCGTCGGGATGACACCAACTTTACGCAATATAAAGAAGGTGGGAAGGTCAACGCTGCTGGTAACTACACCAAACCAGAACTTCGCAAGAAGATCGTAAGCCAAGTGAAGTCCGCAGCCACCCATGGCACAGGTGCAGGTCAGTGGTCAGCCCGTAAGAGTCAGTTAGTAGCAAAAAAATATAAGGCTGCTGGCGGTGGATACCGAGACTAAAATATGCACAATGTGCGGGGAAGTTAAGCCCGTATCGGCGTATAGAAGTCGTGGCGGCTCTATGACGCATTTATTAAAGAGTCGATGCAATACCTGTTTGTACAAAGAGCACAAACGTTGGGCGGCAGAAAACCCCGAACGCATACAGGGTTACAGAGAGAAGGATAGTTGGACGTTAGCAAAACGCTGTACACGTAGGGGTATTACTCCGGAACAGCTTGTAGATCGTTACGAACGGCAAGAAGAGTGTTGCGCTATTTGTAAAAAAGAAATAGAGCTTATTGACAGTGCTATTGACCATAACCACGTTACTGGCGAGTTTCGTGGGGTTTTATGCAAGCAGTGCAACAGAGCGTTGGGAATGTTTAACGATAGCCCTACCGTGCTGCGTAGCGCAGTAGAATACTTGGAAGCTTTTGGGAGTTACGGTGATGGCACTTAAAGCGCCACAGCAAAGCTTGAAAGACTGGGGGGACCAGAAATGGCGAACAAAGTCAGGAAAGCCATCGTCAAAGACCGGCGAGAGATATCTCCCGGAAAAGGCGATCAAGGCGTTAAGCCCCGCCGAGTATGCAGTTACTACGAAGGCAAAGCGGGCAGGGAAAGCAAAAGGTAAGCAGTTCGTTGCACAACCCAAGGGCGTAGCCAAGAAAACAGCGGGGTTTAGGTAATGCCAAGAGATTACAGCCCAGATGATGAATACGTAGAACCGGCTTCAAGAGGAGGCCGCACTACTAGGTCTGCGGAAGATGAGTACGTAGCACGGAGAAACATAACTGATCGTATTAAATACGAAAAAGACCGCGCTGAAAAAGACGCAAAAGAAGCAAGAGAAGCAAGAGAAAAAAGAGAAGCCGCTAAAGAAGCAAAAGAACGCAAGGCTGATCCGTTGTACGACGAGCGTAAAGCAGCGCGGGCGGAAGCAGAAAAAGGTGCTACCACTAAGATGGTAGGCGGTATAAAGGTTACAGAGTATCCGTCAGTTGACCCAGTTGAGCGGCGACCTACAGCGCAGCCGTCTGGTGGGCGTGGGCAAGGCGGCGGTGCAGGTAGCTTGCTGCGGGAGATGAACCCACAAAAACTGTACAAAAAAGGCGGTATGATTTCTGCGTCTAAGCGCGGTGACGGAATAGCCCAGCGCGGTAAAACTAAAGGACGGATGGTTTAAATGGCATTTTCTACAGACACAACTGCGT